GCTAACGACATCATCACTCTAAACGGCACCACAAAGGGTGGTCTTGTTGGAACTTACCTTAGAATTACGGCAATTGCTGATAATACTTATCTTGTTGAAGCTACGGTAAACGGATCAGGTGCTCCCGTGACTCCATTTAGCGGATCGTAATCTACATAATACGGAGTAATTTATGGCAACTTCAAATTATGTAGGCTTTGGTAATGTTACCGCTGACGGTTCAACTGATTTTGTGTCTTGCAGAGGCTGGACTACATTGGCCGTCCATATAGACACTGGAACAGGTACATGGACTTGGGAATTCAAAGGCGTTGACGGAGTTACGCGAACAATTCTCGGATCAGCAACCAACACAGCAGCGTTAACCTTTACCGCTAGCAACATGGTCAATGTGTTTTTTGGTTCGGATGTTCGGGTAAGAGGGACTCTTTCAAGTTCTGCGTCAACACCAAGTTTTGATTACCAGATCATGGGTAACCCGTCAAACAGGGAAGGTTGACATGGGGTTATACCGAAGCATAGCCTCCTGCCTAGACAGGGGAGTGGATGCACCTGTAAACAGGGAAGTTACAGGGTCTGGTGCGTTGGGGTACTTTTACTTTAATGGCACTGACCAATACGCCACAGTGGAAACTACCCAAACAGTTACTCAGTGGGCGTATGATGCTAAGTTTAGTATACCTCCTCGGGGAAAAGTTAACTATATAGCAGACTCGGCTAGCCACAACGCTATTTATGTAACCGCCACAGGTACGGTTAAAGTGGACTACGCAGCAGCGTCAGATGGTAGTCTTGTTTCGCTTGAAACAGCAGCTTTAGCGGTAGGTTCTTATAATTCAATAAGAGTTGCTAATCTTTTTGGTCTTATCGTTATTATAGTAAACAACGGCACCACAGTTGTAGGGGCCAATGGTCTCGCCGCTCAAAGTCCATTTACACGCTTTGGTGGAAAAAACGGCGATAGTAGCTCCTATTTCACAGGTCGGATATACAATTTTATAGTGTACGAGACCGTCAGCAATACGATTGTTCCCAAAAACAACTACAACTTTAACGAAGGCTCTGGAACAACTTTTATAGACACCGTTGGCTCTGCCAATGCAACTATTGTTAACCTCGGCTCTGCTGGCGGTGGTTGGGATTATTAAACTAAAGGTAACTTGTTATGAATAAAATGAAATATCAAGCGGGTGGGGCAGTGGATTCAACAGATGACATTTCTGCCGAAAAACTAGCAGAAATGATGCAGCAGCAAAAAGACGCTGCGATGGATGAAAACATGCAAGAAGGCATGGAAAACTATAATAAACGCAGGGTTGGTGGAAAGACTGCAAAAGACGAAGCGGCAGCAAAGAAAGGGGGTAAAAAGGGTATGGCCAAGCCCAAGCCCAAGCCCATGGCCCCCAAGCCCATGCCCACCAAGCCCAAGCCAGTTGATCCAGAAGGTATGAACATGGGCGGCATGGTTGGCTACAAAAAAGGCGGCAAGGTGCGTGGTTGTGGTATAGCCACACAAGGCGTAAGAAAGGCTAAAGGTTCTTACTAATGGCTACGTCTGGAACCACATCGTTTAACCTAGACTTCACTGAAATAGCAGAGGAAGCGTGGGAACGTGCGGGTCGAGCAATGCGATCAGGGTATGACTTACGCACAGCACGTAGGTCTATGAATCTCATGCTGATCGAGTGGCAGAACAAAGGGCTAAACATGTGGACGATTGACGAAGGGCAAGTTGCCTTGGTTAAAAGTCAAGTGACCTATCCTTTACCAGCCGATACCATTGACTTGTTAGAGCATGTCCTTAGAACAGGCACAGGATCGTCGCAAACCGATCTGTCAATGAGTAGAATTAGCGTAAGCACTTATTCCACCATACCCAATAAACTCACAGAAGGGAGACCTTTGCAGATTTTAATTAATCGCTTAGAAACCCCTAGCGTGACAGTGTGGCCTGTTCCAAACAATGGAACCTACACATTACGGTACTGGCGTATGCGTAGAATACAGGACGCGGGTGCGGGTATAGAAACCTCCGATATGACATTTCGTTTTTATCCAGCCCTTGTCGCTGGTTTGGCTTATCATATTGCCATGAAAGTACCTGAGTTAGCTCCTCGTATTGATATGTTAAAAGCCGTATACGATGAACAATACAATATGGCCGCTTCTGAAGATAGAGAAAAAGCAACGTGGTCAATAGTTCCAAGAGTGAGTAGGCTTAGGTGAGTTCTTCCTTCGCCTCTGGTAAAATAGCAAACGGAATCTGTGACCGTTGTGGTTTTCAATATAAGCTAAACACGCTTAAACGTATTGTTAAGAATAGATCAACGGTAAACATTTTGGTTTGCCCCCAATGCTGGGAACCCGATCACCCGCAGAACCATTTAGGCGAATTGCCTGTGTACGACCCACAGGCGTTACGTGACCCAAGGCCACAAGGTTCTGATGCTGGCCCTCTCCCTGACCCAGCTTTTTACACTTTTGCCGATGTTTCAAACAGTAGTGTTGTCAGTTCATCAGAACTGGTTTCAACAGAAACAATTGGAAGCTTAACCGCATTTCCCGCTTTACCTACAGATTTTACTTCAGCGGGAGTTTCAATGACTGCCGATGGAACGAAAGGGTTAGCTTGGCCCAGCAGTTTGCTAATAGATAATATCCTCCACCTCACAGGTTTTACAATGCACTACGAGGTGGAAACTGAAGCGTTTGGCTATACAAAAACAGGACTTGCTGCGGCAGGGGATACAATGGGGCTGCTTTTTCACGAAACCGCTTCAAAACAGTTAGGGTTTTTTAGGCTTCAGGGTCTCAGTAATTGGAGCGACCGAACCGGAACTGTACCTGTTATGACTAACAGTTTTAATGATTACGGTATTCCAACAGAACTCACTCATTATGATTATGATTTTTCAGTAACTAAGTTACAAGTCGGTTATCGTATGGATGTGTATATAAACCGTACTTTGTGGTACACATCCACTAACACATCTTTACCTGACTTCACTGATGTTAGCTTAGTATTGGCTGGCGGTAGTGGTACTTCCAACCCAGTGGGTCGTATTCGTAACGCTATGCTAATAAGAGGCCCAGTTAACTCTAGCACGGGGATATTATCAATACCTTGCATTACGGTTGGAGATAGTAATTTATATGCTTCAGCTTACCAAAGCACAGATGCACGTTCAAGTAACAATCCTCTTATCACTGGGGTACTACCCGCTAGTGATGGTGGAAGCACAAGTTTTGGGCCATCAAACTCAGCAGTTGGCATATCCATTAATCAAGGTAATATTTTTTTAAATTCAGCGTTACATGACTCAGGAGTTTCTGCCCAGTATCAATTTAGTAATAAAATAAATAATCTATCTCTACCGGGAGGGTCTATTTCCCCCGGTGGTGGTGGCACCCTTGAGTCCCTAGTTAATATGGCGTTAGCTTTAAGCCCCAAGCCAGAATACTGGTTTTGTCAAATGGGCATTAACGATGTAGGTTTATTTACTGAAACTCCTTCTGTAAACAACGGGTATCCGCTTCTTTCAGATTGGGTTACCTACATTGTTGATTTGTACTTGGCTCAGATTGATAGAATGCTGCTAGCTTCCACAACCGCTAAAGTGTTTATCGCTTCCCCGTGCAGATGGTATACGGCAACCGATTGGGCAGACGCTTCAACTTACGAAGAAACTAAAGTAACTGAGGTTAGTAGTCTTGTTGCTGAGATGGAGTCAAGAATACCCAATCACTTTCCCGGTCGTGTTTTATTTGTTAATCAGTACACCAACTGGATATCTTTATACCACGCTCTGCCTAACGCGACCAGCTTTAGTAATGTTCACTTTAACCCTGAAGGCAATCGAGTGCAGGCCCAGAATTTCGCTTCAATTTTACCAAACCTAAGACAAACGTGAGTGTAAAATGAACTACACGGAATTAACTACAAATATACAAGATGTAACTGAGCAAACCTTTACAGCGGCTCAGTTAGCAATGTTTACCCAACAAGCCGAGCAAAAAATTTATAACACGGTACAGTTTCCATCGTTGCGTAAAACCGCCTCTATAAGCACCGCAGACGGTAACGCTCTTGTAACTATACCCACAGACCTGCTTTGGAATTATTCAGCAGGAGTTGTTATAGCAAATGTAACCACTTTTCTTTTAACAAAAGACGTTAATTTTATCCGAGAGGCGTACCCCAACTCAACTGTAAAAGGTGTTCCAAAACATTACGCTTTTTATAGTGAAACTCAATTTATTCTTGGGCCAACACCCAACGCAATAATTCCGATTGAGTTGCATTATGGGTATTACCCTACTTCAATTGTCACTGCGGGAACAACTTGGCTAGGTACTAACTTCGATATTGCGTTGTTGAACGGGGCTTTGGTTGAAGCTATTCGGTTTATTAAAGGTGAGCCAGATATGATCGCCATATATGAAAAACACTACCTACACGCTATCACTTTACTCAAAAACCTAGTAGATGGTAAACAACGGCAAGACAGTTATCGTTTTGGCCAAGTGCATGATGTGGTAAGTTGATATGGCTACTAATTATCCCATTCTACAAATTATAGTACACGGATCAGCCAGCCCTTTACGGGGAGATGACGCTGAAGATGTTCACCGTTGGCATTTGCAAAACGGATGGGATGGTATTGGTTACCATTGGGTTATTGGTGAAGGTAAGTGTGAAGCAGGGAGACCTGAATACTGGATAGGTTCTCATGTCAAAGGACACAACACAAATAGCATTGGTATTATGTTGTTTGGGACAGGCCCAGCCGAGTATACCGATGAGCAGATGAGCATATTGGCTAATAAGTGTAGAGAGATTGTTGCAAGGCACCCTACAATTACTGATATATGTGGTCATAGTGATTTAGACCCTGTTAATAAGCCGTGTTGCCCCGGTTTTAATGTCAGATTGTGGGCTAAAGAAACTGGAATAATGCCAAGGAGCAACCGATGAGCATTGCAGCGATTACAAGCATGTTGGTTGGCCCCGTTGCTGATTTAATAGGTAAGTTTATACCTGACAAGGATCAGGCGGCTAAATTAGCCCACGACATAGCAATCATGGCTGCTACTCAGGCTCACCAACAGGCGATGGGGCAAGTAGAGGTCAATAAGGTCGAGGCGGCCCACAGATCGGTTTGGGTGGCGGGTTGGCGGCCAGCAATCGGTTGGACATGCGCCTTGGGCTTGTTTTGGAACGTGATCGGACACCCCGTGTTAGATATATGGTTTGATATGCCACACATTGACCCGTCTTTGCTTTACCCTGTAATGCTGGGTATCCTTGGTATTGGTGGCGCTAACGTAGTCGCTAGAACATACGAAAAAGTTAAAGGCGTAGCTGTATAATAAAGGATTTGTAAGATGACTACGGAAAAACGAAGAAGTACGGACGTGGGTTGGCAGAAGTTTATAACAGTAGAGATTCTTATGGGGATCGGTGCAATGGTTTTTGTGGCGGGAGGAATCTGGGTTACGTTAAGCTCTGATATTTCATACGCCCAGTCCTCTACCGCTCAAAACTCAATTAAGCTACAGAATTTGGCAAGACAAGTTGCTTCAATAGACACTGACTTACGGGTAATTGCAGCAGATGCGGAACACAACAAAGATACCGCCGATGAGATTAAAGCCGACCTTAAAGAACAACGAACAGACATAAAAGAAATACTAAGAATTCTTGGTAACAGATAACCGACAAGGTAAGCAATTATGGCATATTCAGCCTCTTTAGGCGTTCTTCTAGCAGATCAGGGGTCTCTTTCTGGCACTTGGGGAACCTCGCTAAACAATCAGGTTTTTGCATTACTTGACAGTGCCATAGCGGGTCGAGTGGTGATTGGAGCTTCTGGCTCTACGTGGTCAGCCGCCAACCCATCAATACATACCCTAACTGCAACAGATGGTGCAGCAAACGAAGCTCGGGCCGCTATAATTCATCTGGTAACATACAACAGCTTACCTGCCGCAGCCTCTACTGCCACACTTGTTGTTCCAGACCGAAGCAAAGCCTATATTATTAATAACAGTCTCACTGACGCAAGGAACATTGTTAAGGTTTGCACAACAACGGGAGCTTCCGATGCCAACTCGGTGTTTGTTCCAAAAGGAGCGGTAGCAGAAGTTTATTGCGATGGGGCTGGTAAAATTTCCTCCGCTCAAAACTTTGTAGTTGATGGTGTTATTGAAAATACAACAATAGGAGCGACCACTCCATCAACAGGTGCTTTTACAACTCTAACAACAACTGGAACATTAGTTGCAGGTACAACATTGACCGCAACAGGCGGCATCATTGCTAGTGCAATAGGCGCGACCACCCCATCCACAGGTGCTTTTACAACTGTAACAACAACTGGAACATTAGTTGCAGGTACAACATTGACCGCAACAGGCGGCATCATTGCTAGTGCAATAGGCGCGACCACCCCATCCACAGGTGCTTTTACAACTGTAACAACAACTGGAACATTAGTTGCAGGTACAACATTGACCGCAACAGGTGGCATCATTGCTAGTGCAATAGGCGCGACAACTCCATCCACAGGTGCATTTACAACTTTAGTCGCAACTTCCATTGGAGTAGCCTCACAAGGTTCAGGAAAGTTCACAACCCTTGAAGCAACTGGAGCCGCGACACTTGTAGCAGGTACAATAAACGGAACCACAATAGGCGCGTCCAGCGCGTCCACAGGTGCTTTTACAACTCTAACAACAAGCTCAACAATAATCGCAAGTGGCATAATAAAAGGTGTCTGGAGCAACGCAGGCACTGCTAACGCAGATTCTCAATTTCAAGTAGTATCGTCACTTCCCGGCTCACCAGACGAAGATACAATTTATTTTGTGGTACCTTAATTATGGCTGGAATTAACAAAGGCGATTCACCAGTTAGTCGGATTACAGTTGGTGACAATGATGTATCTGAAGTCTATCAAGGGGATACTTTAATCTGGCAGGGAGATACGCAATACAGTGACCCTTTCTGGGATGATGTTTTGTTTTTGATGCCAGCAGACAATCCTAGCGCGAACAATCCCGATTTAACAGTTAAACAGCCATCAGGTACTACCGTCACTGCGAACATAGCAGCTGGGACAGGCGGCAACGTTGTTGTAAACAGCAGTACAGATGGTTACAACGGGCTGACAATAGGAAAACCAGTAAACCAAATCCCTGCTGCATCCTGCGCTCTTCTCTACTTTCTAACAGGCAGTAATCAATCGCCGTATTTCGCGGTTTCAACCCCATTTACTATTGAATTTTGGTTGTATTACGCTGGAAGTACCATAATTGAGGGCGGAGTCACCTCCTACACAGCGTATCCTATGACTACGCTTAGTACTGGAGGTTATAGATTTGAGGCCAAATCGGGCGGGGGCATTACGTCACCTCGCAGCCAGTTTTACGATTTCGGCCTACAAAATACCTCTCCAGAAACAGTAGTTGGGCAATGGCAGCATCACGCTGTTGTTCGGGATAGTAGCAACGTAATAAAATATTATATAGATGGCAATGAGTCATCTGCAAGCGCCACGAGCAGCGCACAAATGGGTTCTAATAGTGCAACCTACCCTGTTGCGTTTGGAGGTTTTTTCGATATTAACACTCGCCAGTACGGATGTAACGCTATTGTTAGACAAATTAGATATACATCTGCCGCAAGATACACTTCTGACTTTACTCCTTTCCAACGCTTTTATTATACAGGTATTTCTTAATGCCACTTAAAAAACTACAAATAAAAGCTGGCGTTAACCGAGAAAACACTCGGTATACTAACGAGGGCGGCTGGTACGAAAGTAACAATGTGCGCTTTAGACAAGGCTACCCTGA